TGTGCGTAGCTAAAATCGGTATCTGCGAATAATGCAAATTCCTCCATATCTCTTCCTACTGCTTCTCCTAATAAATCTATTAAGGTTTCCTCGAAGTTTTCCTTTTCGATATTTCTCCTTAAGGCTTTATCCTGGATACTAACAATAGCCTGGAATTCATGAACGGTTAATTTATTTATTGCAGTAACTGGTTTCGCATAATCGCTTTCCGCTAATGTACGATGAGCACCAGAAGCATCTTCACCAGAATCCAGTACTCTCCCGGTAAAAGATATTCTGTCTATATGTGCGATTTGTGATTCCATAGGCATATATCTGGCTACAGGTAATATTCTAGTACTTTCCTGCATCTTTCTGATAAATCTTGTTAGTTTTGTTGGCTGCAATACTGCCTCTCCTAGTGCATCTACATCCACTATCCCGCCTTTTAAGGCTCTATCGATTAATTTCAACATTTCATCTTGACTTAACATTTCTTTACTTCATCTCCTTTCATTTTTAATTTTAATTATTCCTTATCCTTACTCTTAACTGCTCTCCCCATACTATCCCGACCTAATTCCTTCAAATGGTCTTTTGTGGTATACCGTTTTTCCGGTTCTCCATCTTCCTGACCTTTCTCTGCTTTAGATAAGCCTTTTTTAGCCTTTTGAAGTTTTTCCAGGGTTTCTTTTAGAGTAAGATTTTCGGCTTTTAATGCGTCCTTTTCCTCGGTATCATCTTCCTTTTCTTCTTCCTCTGGTTCTTCTTTTTTCTCTGCTTTCCCCTCATCATTCTCTTCTTTCTTTTCCCCTTTGGCTGCTTCGTCCTCTTTGTCCTTTTCCGGAAGTAATGATTTAAGGGTTTCATGAATAGGTGTCAATTTTTCATCCAACTTTTTCTCAATTAATTTTTCTACGTCTTTCTCTTCCATTTCTATTTCATCTCCTTTCTTTTTTTTATCTTTTAGATATTTTGGTTTCCGTTCTTTATCCGCTTTGTCTATTAACTTCTGCAGGGCATCGAGTGCACTCTTTAGCTTGGTAAAGGTATCGTCTGATATACTCCTACCCGCCTTATTTGCCTCTCTGGTTAAAGTATTGATATTTTCTATTATCTGGTTCAGGTCATCTTTTTTGAAAAGTTTCATAATCTTATCCCATACACTTTCTCCTGTTTCATTAAATTTGTTTACCAAATCAGGATCTCCTTCTGGAAGTTTCCTTTTCTCTTTTGCCTTGATAGCGAAGAATTTAGCTTTCGGTACGCATGGCTCATCTACTAAACTTACAAAAGGAACTATCCAATCTTTCCCCAGGTCCCGAATTAATACTCTCTTCATAGCTTGGTTAATTGCTTTGTCTACCCTCTCCCCTTTTGTTACATCGTTCATGATACTCTTTAAAACATTGCTTTGTATTCCCATTATGCTAAACCCGGTTAATTCTCCGCTTTCTACCTTTTTCCATGCTGTATCATTTACTACTTTTGCAGCTAATACCCAAGTCCCTTTTGGTAGAAGTACCTTTTCTCCATACGCTTCAACTTCCCAATCCATTGGTAATATAAAAGTCTCTACCGGTTTAGCTACATTATTCAGGCCATGCATATAATCGATATTACCGTATTCTTCCATCCATTTATGAGCAACGTTTTCTATCTCTTCCGCTGTTAGGATCTTCTCTCCTATGTCCGCATCAAGATCCGGTTCACCTGGTACTAAAACTGCAGCGTAGACTATTCTCTGTTTTTCTTTCTTTTTAAAAATTGGCCCAGTTAATTCCGTACCTTCTGTCTTTTTTTCATCTGGCCATTCTTTATTACTATTATAATATAGGTAAACTTTTAAAGCCTGGTTCATTCCCTTTTCGGTAATATTTGTTTTAGCTTCTTCAAGAAGGCATTTTAAAATGTAGGCTATTTCTACTTCCTTCGGATCTCCAGATTTTATTTCACCGTCAACTATAGCATATTCTATTTCATAGTGTTTTTCGGTGGAATAATCTTTTAGGATAACAGCATCCGGGAAGGTGTAAATAATGTATGATTCTTTGTAGTCTTTTTCAAAGTGGATTCTTAATTTTTCTCTTAATTGCTCATATGATCCTTCTGTACCTCTAGTCTTTAATGGCATATTCTCATCTCCTTTCATCTTTATTTTATATTCCTTCCCAATAAAAAAGCAGAGCAACCTTTTTTGAGTGGGTTCTGGCTCTCGAAGGTGCTCTGCTGTTATCAGGAGGTAATTAAGGAATGTAATTGACTATTTTATTTTAATACTATTTTACCAATATTAATTTTTTCTGTCAAGGGTCGTTTCGGCATTTCCCATAAAGTCTTGTGTTTCTTCCTTCCGCAAACTATCTCTATGTATTGCTCATCAATGACTTTAAACAATAAATCCCCGCATTCTTTGCATCTTATTTCTCTTACTTTTCTCATGATCCCTCCTCTATGTTATTCTAATTAAATCACTTTCATAAAAATAATCCATTGCCGGAGCTATAAATCCTTCTGGCATAAGATAAGGGATTAGCGTACAACGACAGTTATGTGTTATAATGTTATTAGAAACATAAAAATTGTCTTTTGTTTGGAGGTTGTACACATGTCCATTAAAATTACTTCTTCTGGTATTAATAATATTATCCATCTTTATAGGAACGGATATTCTATTAAGGCCATCGCTAAAAATTATGGTGTTACTCATAAGGTTATTAGAAAGAGACTTGTTGATAACAATATCTTTATTAATTCCAAATTTCTTAATATTGATTTGCCTTCTGATAAGATTACAAATCTTTACCAAGAAGGTGAATCTGTTAAGTCCCTTGCTTCCAAGTTTAATGTTTCCAGAAATGTTATTTACCGCTACCTTACTGAATCTAATATTTCGGGTAGGAGCAGGTCTCAAGCTATGTATATTAGAATGGCCAAGACCTCCAAAGCTGAACGGCAAAGACTTACTGCAAAAGCTCACGATGCTGTCAGAGGTCGCAAGATTGGCATGGATGAGAAAATTAAAATGGCTATTAAAAGAAAAAAGACCGGACAATATATTGGAGCTGGAGAAAATAAACTTTTTAAAAAATTGACTAATAGAAATATTAAGGTTATCTCTCAACATAATATCTTTGGTTATAATATCGACCTCTTTACTCCCCCTTCCATCTGTATGGAAATCGTCTTTAGTGTTAATAACCCTTTTTACAGGACTCAATTTAGAACTCGATGCATATATCTCCTCAATGCTGGTTTTAACATAATTATTATTTGGGGTTCTAATAGGAAATTCAACGTTTCCAAATGTGCTAATTACCTTATCCCCATTATTAATATTGCCAAGAGGAATCCAACCTTTAGAAGTCAATATTGGGTGATTAGGAGTTCCGGACAATTCGTTGCCAGAGGAGGTTTTGATGGTAATAATTTTACCTTTATAGAACCTTCTGTAAACCCTTTTTGTTTCAGTAGCGTCTATTAGGGTATCACCAATAAAACAATTTATCCATTCCGCTATTGGTCCTGTTCTATCCCCTGGCCTTGATAATCCATTACTGAAGTTCCCTCCTACCTTTGATATCTGGCCATCTAAATATACATGATCTGCTGTATCCTCTGGTTCTAATCCTCTTACTCTTTCATCCCCGGCTGTTCTCCACATATCGTATTGAATCCCAAGCTGCAGTTCGGTTGCTTCTGCTCCTCTGTTTTGTGCTCCATTGATTTCTGTTCTGGCTACCCTCTTTAATTCGTACCCTTCCATATTTTCGAATACATTCCCCAGGTTATCCGCTGCTTTATCTATCCCGTATCCTTTTTCGTAACTGTCTTTTAGATTTCCCATAACCTCCCCGGTCATCCTATCTATGGTCTGCTCCGACGCTATAAAGGTTTGGTCTTTTAAAAGTTCTGATATTTCATCGCTAAATTCATTAAAAGCTAATGTAGGTAATACGGGAATTGTAACTTTGGGCTTTTTTGGTTTTTTTACTTTTATACTGCCATTTAAAATAAAGGCCATATTGCTTTTTATGCTTTTCCCCAGGCCTTGTTTTTTAAGTTCATTGACAGTCCTGGTCATGCCTGCCCTGATTGCCTCTTGCGTATTATCCATGACAATATTAGTATATTCCTCTTTGGCTTCCGCTAATGGTGCAAGTAAGGCTTTTAATTCCATGTCCGAGGATGGTAT